ACTGCCTTTTCCCCAATCCGAACTTGTGTAAGGTTTCCGTAATTGACTTCGCGGTCCAGTCGCCAACCGTAGACGTTGGTTGGATCCACCTCAATCCAATAGGGCCGACGATTAAGAGCACGCTCCTCTGCAAGACTTCTAGCGCCCGAAGGCGCAGGAAAATCAACCAGCGTGTGACAGTGCCCATACGTCAGGGCACAGATCAAGAGTCGTCGAGCGTACTCATCTAAATCTGAGCCACACCCATCAACGTCCTTGTTAAATACATCTGTCCAATAGGGATCACCTTGGACGCTAATTGGTTTTCGCAGGATTAACCCAGCTGCTGCACGAAGCAAACGCTGCGTATAAGGCGTAAAAACAGAACGATTTACCCGCGCTAGATACGCTGTGTAGTCCTCACGGGGCTCTAGAGGCAAAAATGCTTCGCAGTTGTCACGTAAATACTCCGTGCCGTTTGTAACGGCCTTCATGATCTCCCAGCCCTTCATCTGGTCAATCACGGCCCGTGTCCGCACGAACGGACTGTCAACACTTCCCAAGTAGGAAGAGCTGACGAGATTCGTTCTAACGAGACCGGGAACGGAGTAAGTCATGACACCTCAGAATTGAGTTACTAACAGCCCCATCGACGACGAGCCGCTTTACCCCGTTCACCTGTCCAACTACGACTTCGAGCGCAGAAAGAGCGCTTACGGGCAGCCTCTTCCTTTGTCTTTGGCTTGCCTGTAACCGGTGGCTTCAAGTTAGAACCCGTTTGCCGGTTGTACTTAGCCCGACCTTTAGCGGTCAGGCCAGCACCTTTACTAGCAGGCAGCTTTTCGCCACGCCCAACACTAAGGTTGGGACCACGCTTACGCTTTTTGCGCTCTGCCATCGTCCTAACCCTTATTCAAGGTTAGAAGTGATGTCACCACTGGTGATGAAGTTGCAGGTAGCAACAACCAAATCGCCAACAGTAGACGCAATGTCCATGCTGGTGATGATGCCCGCAAAGCTCACACCATCAGTACCAGAGGTGGTGCCGGTGGTAAACAGCTCAAACGTGGCATCAGCAGTGTCTTGCGCTGTCAGCACGTCTTCAATAAACGCTGCCTGACCTGTTGCATCTGGGTCGTACACCAGCTCAACAGTGCCGGAACCTGAAACCAAGCTGCCCACGAATTTACGTGAGTTGTCCTGGTGGTCGGTAACGTCCAACGTTTCTTTGGTGATGTTCAGCGTCCAGCTGCGGGTGCCAACAATGGTTGCGTTGGAAGAACCAGCAGCATCAAACTGGACCGCACCTTGCTCTCCGCGAAGGATGGCCATGATTAGACATAGGAAGGGTCTATACGACCGATTCTAACCGTTCACAACCCACAAGCCATCTCAAGACTTCTTCTTTTTCGCCTTGCGCCGCCGATGTTGATAAGAAATCTTCTTTGAGCTTGTTTTTTCTTTCTTGAAACGAGCCTTTTCTGCTGGACTCATCTCTTTTGTAGTTTTTGGCGTCTTATCTGACACTCTGCGCGATGGTCTGCACGCTGGATAAGCCCTGTCTTCGCCTTTGGAGCGGCCACAAGGCTTTCCGGTCTTTATATCGACCCATTTTTCGTCAAACCATCGGCTAAGACCACCACGGCCTTTACTTTTTGGTTTTGCGGGTTTTCGTGGTTTTTTTCGTTCCGCCACTGGTTGCTTTCCGATAAGTGCCACCACGCTTCTTATATTCGCGCACCAGCCACGCATTTGCATACGCGCTCGGATAAACCGCGAACTTGCGCTTGGCTTCAGCCTTAACTCGGCTGTAAAGCGCTTTGTTTACTGGGACGTTTTCACTCGCCACAGCTACACCGCATCTTCTTGCTGCCCTTCTTCATGCCCTTTTTCTTTTTGGGCGGACGGCCTTTTTGTGTGCCGTAAGTTCCGGGACCCTTAGGCATGATAAATAAGCGATTAGATGCCCCTAGTTTAACGACCCCTAGTCGCATATTCCAGCGTTACCTGACGCCGACTGCCCTCAGGCGACTTCCAACGCGAAAACTTGACCAAAATTGACGGGTCCAGCACCTCCTCAGGCGGTTGCAACGTCCTCCAGCGGTGATCACACTCCCGGCAAACCCGATCTCGCACTGAATCTCCCTCTTGCGACGTGTATTTCCCCAAAACACGTGTGTCATCTGACCCGCACTTGGGACAGAGGGGCGCATTCAAAGCACGAAACATCCTTAATACAGGCGGTATGTCGTAGTCCCCATGGCCTCAGGCTTGGCCAAGTTGAACTGCTGCAACACAAGATACCCGAAAGCATCAAAGGCGTGGTCCACTCCCAGGTTTTTGTTAGGCAAACCCGTTCCAGGGGCATAGGTCAATGTCCGCAACGACTTGATCAGCTCCTTACACCTCGGATGGATCTTGACCCTGCGCGTTCCAGAAGCATCCATTAGACCCGTGTTGACCGCTGTGATCTTGTCTCGGATCTTCCACGGCGATCTGGGGCTCTGAACCGTAAAGCCACTGCGCCTGAGGATTGCGTGGTCCGTCACACCCACCCCGCTGGTCTTTCTGGCACCGCCTGTTGGGTCAGGACACGCGATAACCCGACGATCCACCCCATACCTACGGGTAACCTCCTCTGCAAAATCCCAAGTGGTCGCTCCACCGCGCAGCAAGATCTCATCAAACACATACAACGTGTCGGAATCTTTGACCGCACAGATGCCAGACATCGGATCCACGTTGAAGTCAACGCCCAACAGCAATGGCTGGATCGAAATATCTTTGGCTTCTGTCGAGATGTTGTCGTCAGAAAAACTGACCGCGACCAAACCAGTTAGGTTCTCGAAGGACGCTTCGAATTCCTGGCGGAACGTGCGCGAATCAAGCTGAGCGCGGGCTGCTTCGACCTCCTGCTTGCTGACGTTTCCTCCCTCAATCGTTGTGTAGCACCATCGCTGCCAATCTCCCGTTTCGTCCTCTGGGACATAACACCACAAGTCATAAAACCAACTAGCTGTACCGTCTGGCGTCGAAATAAACAACGCCCAACCCTCTTTATCCGCTAAAGCCGGTCGAATCACCTCAAACCAGACCTCCGAATCCATAAAAGCGGCTTCGTCCAGCACCACACCGCTCAAACTGCGACCCCGCAACGCCATTGCGTTCTCGGTGCCCTTCAACTCAATTGTTGAACCGTTAATTAGCTCGATCTTGAGGTCTGTTTCGTTCTTGCTGTGGATCCAAACCTTTGGAACTAGCTTTTTTAACGCTCGCCACGCAATGTCTTTGGCCATTCGGTACGTCGGGGCGCAATAAAAAAACGTTTCACCAGGACGTTCGATCGCTCCACGCACCAGCTCAACGCAAGAGAGGTACGATTTGCCGAATCTGCGGCCTGCAACCAGGACACGGAAACGCTTTTCACTTGAATAAATTTGACCCTGGGCCCACCTGAGGTTGATGGGTTCTGTTTTTACTGCCATACCGCAAACATTAACTGCTTTTTTGACCCCCTACCCCCCCCCTTCTACCGTGCCAGAAGGGCTTGCAAGAGGTTATTATCTGGAAAAAGGTCGATAGGTTAATGCCCGAGCCTCTGACAGATCGTTCCACGCAAGCCAAAGAGGATCGCATTAGGCGACTCTATCGACGGCAATTAGACGGGTTGTCCGCTCGTGCGCTTGTGTACGACCATAAGGAAAAAGAACAAGTTTCCCTTAAAACGGCGTGGCGCGATTGGGCAGAAGTTAAAAAACTGGTTGATGAAGACTGGCAAGCAGACCGCGAAAACATGCTCGCTCGTTTGCAGCACATGCGTACCAAGCTGTTTCATCAAGCCTTGAAGAAGGGGCAACTGCAAACCGCAAGCCAAGTGCTTGATTCGATTGGCCGCGTCATCGGTGAGTCCGTCGAGACCGTCAACATCCAAGCGCCTGAACTTAAAATCTCGATCGAAGATAAGGGCGACTGATCCCCACGCTCACAACTTCAGACCACCGCCCCCTCCTTCGGGGGCTTTTTTATTACTTAATCGACTGTTCAGCGGATATATGTGTAGGTTCCCCGCGCGACGCAGCTAGCCCCTAAGTTTGCAACCCTACCCCCCAGCTTCGCAATTCTTGACAAAATTGGGCGACAAGTGGTAGGGGAAAATCCCTTAAAGGTTGTTGAGAATCGATCTCAAAAGCTCTCGCGTGAATGGTTCGCGTGAATGGTGATTAACTACTAGACAAAACGGCAGGGGATGAACTATTATTTGAACAGGGAAGGGGAAGCCCTGTCCCGTGTTCTACTCAACCGAACCAATGCGAACCAAGACCGAGCAGAAGCTCACCGTCCATCTAGACGACACCGACGTGTCGGTGGTTCAGATGGGATCACTGCTCAGCATCACCGACGGCAACGGCGACACGCTTCACATCTTCCTCGGCTCCCAAGGCTGGGAGGCTCTCCGGAAGTCCCTGCATCAGCGTTACGCCGTAGCTGCTGACAGCTGACACCAAAAACGACCCAACAGCAGCCGACCCGGGCGAATCTCAACGCTCTCCGGCTGCTGTCTCACTCCAAATAACCGCCACACGCTGGCGGTCAAAGAAGACAAACGAGCCACCCACACCACGGAGCAATGGCAACACAACACGAACAAGAACGAGCAGCGGTGAACAGTGCGCTATTCAAACTGCAGAGCAACGGATGGACGATCCAATCGGTCGATGATGGCGAGAGCGTCAGCGTCGGTTACACCACGATGAGCAAGACGAAGCAACGCCGCGAAGCGATCGACGAAGCTGATTCTGTCGATTGGGCGACGATTTTTCTACACAACGACAGGGACGACCGGCTGGGGCTGTCGATCATCTGGGGTAACACTGCGGAGTGTGTGATCAGCGATATCACCGCAAGTTCTGAAGCAGTGCTGGAACAAGTGGAGGAGTTGATCTGATGATCCACCGTTACGAAAAGCAGATCCACGATGTGTGCATGGCGCTGTTTTGTGTCGGCATGATCGGCACGGCGTGGCATGTTGCGCTAGCCGAATTGGCGAAGCAACCGACCCAGCACAGCGGCACCCAGGTTCACAAGGTGGTGGCGCGATGAGTTACTACGAATTTGAGGGAGAGCACTACACCGGATACGGCTCACTGGAGACGTTCCACACCGACTTAGCAGGCGTCAGTCTTGACGGTGAAACCGTTGAGCCCGGCTGGTATTGGTGGCCGTGCTTCCCCGGCTGCCTGCCGGATGGTGATGCCGTGGGTCCGTTCCAAACGGAGCGGGAGGCGGTGATTGATGCCGGTGGAATCTGGGACGACCTGTCCGAGACTCACGGAGCGGTGGCATGATCCACACGATGGCAGAGATCAAGGCCCGCTCCAGGGCCTTAAATAAGCAGAAGGGTTTGAAGCCTGGAGCCTGGTGGTTCTCTCCGGGGAACCTCCGATTTTTCAGCTCTCGGGTTTCGTCGGTGGTGTTTCCCGTTCCAGGGGGAGCCTACTTCGTAACGTCTGAACAGTTTGAGAGCGCCTATCTCTCGGGCGGGCGTTATGTAGAAGCACAGCCCCGGATGTGGACTCTCCGATTCTGTTCCGATGATGGAGAGATCGAAACGTGTGGAGATTTCCAGGGATACGAAAGCCTGGGAGACGCTCAACGGGCCGCCCGATTTTTACAGACCAGCAACGACCACCTAAAAACCAGCGAGGCTCAACAATGAGAAAAATTGAAGCGCAGACGATCCAGGCAATCCGGAATCTGTTCTGGGAGCCGGAACATTCCGGCACCTATTGGAGATCGGGGAACATGGAAGTTTTGCAGGCTCACGATGGCCTAGCAGGAACGTTCGATTATGAACGGGTGATAAAAGTTGAACTTCACGGGAACGTGATTTGCAAAATCTGGCCGGCTGACCAAATCCTTGAGGTCTCGGATTGTGGCTGGCGTACCAACACAACAAAGAGCCGAATTAACGTTCTTCTCTCTTGTTTGTGTGGTGACAGGACGCGATCCCCTGGTGTGTATCAACAGGCCGGGGAATGGTTTTTATCTGCTGGGGTTCCCTGGCAGGGACGCCATAAGTTCCCTTACGGGTTGAACTCCGATAACTGGAGTCTGAACCTGGCGGAGAAGAAAGCAGCCGTTAAGGGGGGCCGCTGATGACGTACCAACCACCAAAATGTGATCCCCGGCAATTCCTGGGGATGACTCACCAGGATCTCAACGGGTTGCAGGGTTACAGACGGAGCCTAGGGTTTGCGCTGTGGCAATGGGCGGCCCCTAGGTTCTCAAGCCTGGGGACTGAGCAGGCCAAGTATTTCGACCGATACGGGGCCGCTGCTACCTATGCCCGGATCAACCGGGTCCGAGCCTGGCTCGGGTTGGAGCCGCTTCAGTAGTCAAACCGCACCAGCGCCCGGCCATCAGCACCGAGCCGGGCGATCACCTCATAAGCCTTCCGGCCATACAGGCTGTCGCCCAATGGTCCCTGACGGCCCTCAGCCGTGCTGGCATAAGCCTGGATCGCTCGCAGGATGTAGCTGATGGTCATCTCGTCCACCCGTTCCACGCGGTGATTGGGGATTTCCAAGGCTTGATTGGCGGATCTGTGTGAATGGTGACATGAATCGCCTTGACGCACACCAGATAAGGGATAATCTATTACTCGATAGTCATGGTTCACACCAGGGCTAGCGCTTTCCTACTCACGTTCCAACACCATGGCACCGACCGTCGCCTACGAGACCGTCACGCCTGCGCTCGCTAAAGAGTGGTCAGGTAAGCTCCATCCGCACCAGCGAAAACTTAACCCCAGACAGGTTATTAACCTCGTTAAAAAAATGCAGGCTGATGTGTTTAATCCGCATATCACCCACATCATGTTTGATGAAGATGGGTTGAATGTGAATGGTCAACACACCTTAGAGGCCATGGTCCAAGCAGACAAAACCTATGACATCATTGTTCAGCGGGGCCTGCCTTCCAGCTGCATCGTCCAAATAGATACCACTAGAAATCGCAGACCTCATGAAAGGTATAAGGCAGCGCATGGCTGTGATATCACACCTGGAGAGATTTCAATCCTTAAAATCTTAGATACCCAATTCTCAGCTTCACGTACCAATGATCAGGGGACTGATCTGATGAGAGATGCGTGGCAAGACGAATATATGAACCATTGCCATCAAATTAGAACAATTTGGAAAGATGCAATTCTTGCTTACGGTAACGGCGAACTTGTTAGAGGTGGCAAGCCTGATGGCTTCGCTTCCGCTCCAAGCCATTACCTTGGTGCTGCTGCTATCACCGCCACTAGAGCTTACCCAGATCAAGCTGATGTAATCCGTCGCTGGACCCATATCGCACAATTTGGTCAGCCTCATGCCAAAGACGATCAGGCCATTAGCAGCATGGAAACCTTGACAGCCCTGGCTCTTTATCGCGACTGCCTCACCCGCATCCACGCGCATAAGTTGACGATGAGATGGCACCGGGACGCTGTTAAGCGCCTGTGGCAGTTCTTCGAACACGATGGCACCGCTGACGTTCCAAACATCAGAAAGAACCCATTTGCCGCTTTTTATTGATCCAAACCTTGCAAATTGCACCTTGCAATGCCCCGCTCACCAGAACAACAAGCCGTATTCGAAGAATCCCTCAAAACTATTGAGGAGATTTGGGACCCAGATAATTGGCCTCGCATGGTCAAATATCTCAAAGAAAAACACGGCATTGCAGAACGTACTGCCTACAACTATCTCGGGCAGTACGAAAATAGTCTCGATCCCGACTGGGAACGAAGCACTAAACGCTACGAAAACAACGACAAGCTTCAAGAGATGGCGACAGACGCAATGATCCGGTTTTATTCGGATCCAAACTCCGTCCCAGACAAAGTTGTTGAAGTTTCCCTCAAACTCATTCCTAAAAAACGATGACTAGCCTTCCCCCCCTGTCCGACAACATCCAAGAGTTTCTCCACACCTTGGAAGCTGCACTGGAGTACGCCGATCTCAATCTCGGCTACAACTTCGGCATTAAATTCACCGATCCACATCCAGAACACGGTATCGGTGCCATGTTCTGTCAGCTCAACCTGCGCCGCTCTCGTGTTTCCTTCAAACGTGCCAAGCAAACCCTCGTGATGGTCTTCACGGAAGGGTTGGCTGTGCAGGACGAGTTCGGCAACGATCAGATCATGCCTTTCTCCGAACGGCAACCGCCTCACAGGGTCGCAGCCATGCTCGCTGTTGCCATGGTCACGCAGAAGCCCCTGGTCGCTCCAACATGCCCGCATTGCCTGGCAGAACATGAACAAGCCGTCGCATCCTGACCTGTCAGTTCATGACTATTCGCTCCTGGTCGATTCGATCGACTGGGAGTTGGATTTTCTTGAACATGCCGGGTGGAACAACTGCCGTCGTTCCTTCATCCTCCGCTCCATACAACGTCGCATCCAATCCTTCGTCGATAACCATGACAACGATTCGCACTGATGATCCAGGCGATCTCCTCCCCTCTGAGCTTGACCCCTGGCCCCCCTCTGATGAAGAGATAGAAGAACGGGAGAAACAAGCCCTTTTCGATGACTACATGGCTGGCATACCTGATACAGCCGAACGCAATCGGAATCTCAAATGACAAACGAAAACACCATCATCGAATCCACGCTCCAGCAGCTCAAGGCTGTTATCGAACGGGAAGATAAGCGCCACATGATGGATGAACATCTCACCACCTCCATGCGACACCTGCTGGAGGATCTGATCATTCCTCATTTGCAAAATGAGCTTGACTTTGACCCGACTCCTGAACACCTTTGGGATGACTCAGGTGGTGAACCTCCCATCACTCTCGATGAGATGCACACTGCCGCTTACAACCGGAAGTACAGCCCATGAGCAGCTTGTTAAATGGCAACAAGCATTCCGCTGCTGGTTCCCGCGTTCCAACAGACCTACTGCCAATGGCGATTCGTTATGAAGCAGCTAGAGCCGGTGTGTTTGAACAACAAGGCAATTTCGTCCGCGCCAATGATTGTCTGCGCTTAAAACGGCTCTATGAGCGCCGTGCAATGGAGGAATGTATATCCGAGCCACCTACGGTGGCGAAGGATTCAGACCCAGGGCCAACCTAGTTCCACGTCTCCTAGCCACACATCTGGATCGTTCACATCAATCGGACGTTCCAATACATACCCTCTGAACAGGCGTTTCATCTCTTCCGGTGAGACGCCTGCTCTTTCTGCTGCAACCCAAACGTTGCACTTACCGCGATACAACAGGTCGAACGCTTCTTCCATCATTAAAAACAGGCAGGTGAAGACACCGGGGTGCAACCCGTTGCCTTCGTGATCAGTCGAACCGAGCCAGGTGGTTCACTTCACAGGAGAACTAAGACACCGCCAAGCATCTTTCGTCCGAACCAAGCCTACATCACTTCTCCGCTGAGCAACATCTCCTTATACAAATTGTTCCGCTCAGTCCATCGAGCTTCGCATCCCCTCATCTCAAGCTCCGACAGCATCCTCAGCTGGACATTACCGTTTGGCTTCGCAATCACCACCGCTCCAGCATTAACCCGGATCCCAGCTCGTTCACGCAAGGCAAGGCTATAAGCACCCAGCTGGTCCTGATGATCCTTCAACCATGCCTCTGGCTTATCAATCTCACGGCTGGTCGTCTTGAAATCGCAGATCGTCAAACCCAATGCCGTGTCGATCAACGCATCCGCCGTTCCAGCAAAGCCTTCGTCACTGCTGACGCTGAACTCGCTGGCATGAATGGCCGTTACGCTTCCGCTTACCAACCAGTCGGATAAACCTCTGGCGTACTCACGGGCTGGCCATGGAACCTTGGGCGAGCCTTCCTCCGCTTTCTTGAGTGCCCAGTTGGTAACTGCCTTTGGAGGGCGAGCCAATCCATCATCCCAGACCTTCCATGAACCCTTCTTGTTAGCGCTCTGTCGAGCCAACTTGGCTGCTGTCTTGAGTACATACTCGCAATGCTCATGAGCAACGGTGCCACGGTCACAAGCAAGGTCACGCTCCAAACCACTGCCAGCACGTTGTGACCAGCGCTCCAATGCATCCTTCTGTGATTGAGGGGCTGTGTTCTTCAGGATATGGGTGACAGAGTGATAAATCTGCCCATGTTGATCCCTGTAAACCCTGAATCTGCCTGAGTTGTCTTGCTCCAGCTGCCATTGACGCAGTGAAGCTAAGGCGTCTTGTGGATCAATCGTCATGAATGGCTTTTTCTTGCAGCCACCTTTGACGGAGCTGATTTTCTTTGGGCTTCACGAGATGAGCGCTGGAAACCACCCCAGTCAAATGGCCAACAGTCACGGAGACACAACCGTCTTCCATGAATGTTGTAACTGTCTTGGGTGGTTCCATAGACACATCTCCCCAAGGTTAATTTACCTGTAAATCGTGATTTCGCAAGTCCTTGACCCGCCACCTCCTGTACTTGTGACTGTGGTTCCTAGGAGAACTTGATCGGTAGTGACCCTCCCCGATCGGCTCAAGCAATCCGCTTAAAGCCATTGATCGACAGAGCGCACCCCAAGCGTTTGAACCTGGAGGTGCAATGCCTAGACCCATACAAAAACTAGAGCACTCCTCAAACATCACAATCCTCCCGGCAAATTCATGAAGGATTGCCTGAATGGCTTGTTGCTTCCAGTCATCCCCAGCCGCTTTAAGAGCCCTAGCAATGCCTTCGTCCCGAAGAAAATCTCCAAGAGAGGCATTGCTACTTGCTCTGAAAAGCGGACCTAGATCCGCTTCCTGCATGACAATCAGCCTTCGCTGAATGGGTCGCCACCGCCGACAATTCGGCTCAGGTCAAAACCAGCTCGTTCAGCTGCCTTCCAATCCTTGGCCATCTGACCTTCGTCATGCTCGTCTTCGTCGCGAGGGACGATCAACAGCTCATAACGGGTCATGTCGGCCTGAATCTTGCTCAGCTCGAAGTCCCAGTCCAGCAGATTCTTACTGTACTTTTTGTTCAAGCCATATTTAGCAAATTGGCGGCTTAAAGAGATGTGAGCGACCTCAAGAACTTGGACCTGATTTAGATCCCAGTTATACACCGGCCAGGTCAAACATTCGACAGGCTTACGCAATGCAGTCTTGTCAAAGTTGAGCATCTGGGTGTACTCATTGCCCAGCTCCAGCTTGATGTCTTCATCGCTGGGCTTTTCCAAGAACCTGAATGGCTTCATCGAGCTGCCATCAGACGTTTCGCCCCAGACAAGCCAGTAGCAGAGCGGGTCTTGCTCAAGCAATGCAAAGTTTGCAGGCTTACCTTGCGTCAGCTTTGTGTAACGCAGATAGTTCTCTTTTGAAGAACCACCTTCGTTTTCTTTCTCGATTGCGTCAAGAAAAGTTGCGGAGAGCTTCATGAATGGATTTTCCTGTTGGAGTTTCCTTTTGGAGTATTCGCGTCGGTTGACGCTCCAGTAAGCTAGTGCTTGCTAGCCAACCTGTCAAGATAAGCTAGTATAAAAAAGATCCCGGAAAACCCCAACGATGAATGGGCCTTCCGGGATGTGTCCTACTCGTTTCAAATACTACATGAACTTCAACCAGTTCGTCAACGATCTCCCCGAGGGCCTCGTCTACGCCCCCATCTATGCCAAAGGGGCTCGTATGAAGTCCGGTCGCCCTGCTACCGGCAAAAATCCCCTCGAAGATTCCTTTGACGACAAGTTCACTCCGGCAGACGTTGCCCTCGCCATCCAACGCAACCCAGACCTCAAAGCCGTAGGTGTCTTCACAGGTATCCGTGGCAATGGCATCGTCATCCTTGACGTAGACCGCAACCTCAAGCGTCTCCTCAAACAGCACGGTCAGACGCTCCACAATGCCCCATGCGTCACGTCCACTAAGGCCAATGCCGCGAAATACATCTTCCGCGTTCCAGAAGAACTCTGGTCTCAAGTAGAAGGCCGTGGTCTGGGTGATGCAGACTACGAAATCCTCTGGAACTCTCATCGTCAGGGTGTTATCTACGGCGCTTACCCCGGCGGCAAAGTCTCCGTTCCAGGGCAATACGAACTAGAAGGAGATCTGACAGACATTCCTCAGGCTCCAGACTGGCTGCTGGCGGAAATGAAACAGCCGCCTAAGGCAATGATCAAACGCGATCTCGACTTCACTGATCGAACTCAAGACGAGGTTGCTCAGATCATTCAGGACTGCCTCAAGGTCATTCCTCCCCGTGGCAAAGGGTCCCGTGATCACTGGGTCAAAGTCGGGATGGCGATCCACTCGGCACTGCCGAACGATCACGGTCTTGTTCTCTGGTCAGCCTGGTCCGCAGAGGACGCTGACTTCGCCTCTGAATGGGCTGATAACGAGAATCCGTGCGAAGACCCCTGGTACTCCTTCAAAGGCTCTGGAGTCGGCCTAGGCACCCTCATCTGGATGGCAGATCGTGCTGACCCAGAGAGGCACCGATTTTCGGAAGACACAAAAAAGATCGTAAAGGCCGCTGAAGAGAAAAAAGTCCAGGAGATTCGGCAGGCCACTCTTGATTTCGATGAGGTCATCCGCCGTGCCAAAAAGATCCTTGAACTCGATAACCCCGCAGAGGTCAACTACAAGCTCAATACCCTCGCTCTGCAAGCTGGCTACAGGGATCAAACTGCTCTCGAAAAACTGATCGTTGATCAGATTTCATTTGAAGAGTCCAAGGACATCATGAGCATTCAGGAGTTGATGGAAACCGAAACCGAACGCGAATACCTCATCCCTGACGTTCTGCCTCACCCCTCCGTTGTCCTCATCTACGGCGCTGGTGGTGATGGCAAATCAATGTCCGCCTGGGCTCTCGCTAAGCACATCGCAACCGGTAAACCCTTTGTCGTCCGTGGAAATCACGTTCCAGTGCAACAAGGACCTGTTGTTCTCCTGAATGGTGATCAGCCTCTTGTTCAGCTGAAGGAGCAGCTGCAGGAGGTGGACTTCCCCATCACCAAAGACAGCATGATCCAGACGGACTGGCAGCTTCAGCGCTATGCCCAGTTCATCAAGCTCATGAAGACCCACAAGCCCAAGCTGGTGGTGATCGACTCGCTGATTGGCTGCTCTGGTGGTCGAGCCTTTGATGAGAACAAGTCTGACTTCGCCACTCCGCTGTACTGGCTGACCAAGAACAACGGCGTTCTCTTCCCCAAAGCCACGATCCTCATCGTTCACCACGCCAACAAGAACGGTGGCTTCAGAGGCACCTCAGCCATCCGTGACGCCGTAGATGAGACCTGGGCGCTCCGTAAGCCCACTGATGAGGAACGTGGCGTTGTAGGCGCTCACAGCCGCCTCATCACCATCGAGAAGTCACGCTCTGGCCGTATGGGCACCCAACTCGTCATGCAGATGCAGGACGATCTGTCCTTCACCATCTCTGACTTCACCCCTGAGGTAGACGAGAACAACACCTCTCCCGCCTCTGTCACTGATCGCGTCCTGCAAAAGCTTCGCGTCGTCTACCCCGAGTCCCGCACCAAAGATGATTTGGTCTGCGACAACCTGATTAACGGCAAGCCAGCTGCAATCCAGAAATCGCTCCAACGGCTGGAGAAGCGGGGCCTGATTGTCTCTGACGTTCCAAAGGGCTCTCAAACTAAGACTTGGACTGCTGTCCTCGCACGTGGAGAGGGAAAGAGAGTGTCCACCGTTCCAATAAAGCCAGCCCTGGAGCGGGATCTACCCCTGGACACTACCCCTGGACAAAGTAAGGGTGTCCAGGGTCTGTTTGATGGAGCGGTTGAGATTGAGCTGTCTGGCGAAGAGGCTGGACACATCTAACCTGTCCACCCCTCCTGTCCAGGGTCTAATCCATTGCTATCACTGCATTTTGGAGCGCCCTGGACACTCTGAACATCTATACGCGCGTGAGAGATGAACTGGACCAAGATCTTGGAGCGCTCAGGCGTCCCAGAACCCCCTGGCTACCACGAGACTCTTGCTCGCATCGCGTCCAAACCTGACAAACCGCGTATCAAACCGTCTCAAAGGAAGAAGAAACCTAAGAGGCGTAAGTAACATCCCCCCATGAAAGAAATCAAAACCTATCTTCCTGAAGAGCTTGTTGACAGGCTCTCCATTGAAGCCAAAGAAAAAGGTGTTCATCGATCTGAATTGATTCGTGAACGCCTCATGCAACCGCCCAATCACTTAGGGCTCACAACCAGTGATTTTCATAAAGCTGTTACAAAGGTGCGTCGTCGGTCCAGCTATGGTCTGGATAGGCAACAGGCTGAAAGCCTTGTCGCCACTGTCTTCAACGAACTCTTCAGCTCAAGAGATGGCGACTAGATCCGTTAATCTTCAATATTGCCAGATCAGCGACGAGCACTGCCCTCTAGCAATAACTCGCTTCACTTCATTTGATCTGGACAACAAGCCTTTAAGTGTTGAACAAGTTACTTATGAGTCCAACATGGACTATATGGAGCGACAAGTTATCAATGCTTTGTCCTGCAATGTTGAAGTCTGCATCCTGACTGCAACACCTATTCACGAGTTTAAAAGACTGCACTATTTGTTCAACAAGGACTAATGAACGTGCAAATCTTTCGTCACGACAAAGAATGGATTGTACTAACTGAGTCTTACGCGCTAACGTTCCACCAAACACTTGCTGGTGCGATGAATCATGCCGCAACCGAAATCGGGGCGTCAGATCATCATGGAACGTCTTCAAAAAGCGATTCAACTGGCTACAACAGCTGACCTGCAAAGGGCTGCAATGTTCCTAGAAGGAGCTAGAGAAGTCAGGCAGGGCTCTCGCCGTCAACGCACCACAGCACGCTCTGCTCAGGCAACCGCTTGGAAAAAGAAAGTCGATAATTCTATTACGTGGTAACATTAGCCCATTAAATACTAGGTCATGGGATCTAATCACGGCAGCCGCGTCTACGTTCAGGTTCTATTAGACGAGCACCGTGGTCAGATGTTTCTGGCTGATGCAAAGCTGCAAAACAAAAAACCTGCAGCCTGGATGCGTGAAATCGTTTACCAATACCTAGAGAGAACTTGGGGCGACTCTGCGTACCAAGAAGCATCCAGCAAAGACCGGGACAACTATCAGCGTGGAGTCAACGCAAGACTTATCGGTCGCGGACTAAAACCCAAACCGCTGGAGTCTCAGTCAGAGCAAGCTATCGACGCATCTAATTCACCGATGTGACCCACTGCTTGTTTAAGCAGCTTCGCCTGATGCCAGTTAGTTCGCACCAAAGACACGCACAGCGTTTTTAACGCACTCTCGTCAGAGCAGTTCTGCACATCTCGAACGTTCCGTTCCAGCTCCAGCTCCTCCTCAAGGCTTTGGTTGACGATCATCCATTCCGCCCAGCCCATTGGATTGTTGCAGGATGTACTTTTCAGAATGGTAAGCACCGTTTTTGTGCATGTCGATGACATCAACTACCCATGGCACAAGCCAGTCATTGACCTTTGAACACTGATCCCAATTCACCGGCTTGGCGCACTGCACAACAACAGTTGTCCAAAACGCACTGATAAACGCCCAGACCCAATAAAACTCACTCATTAACGAGGATCACCCAGCCCGTTTCAGGGCCTTCAGCTTGCCAACGCTGGTAAAACGCAGCTTGCCTTACTCGGACGTTACGTCCCAAATGCGGATTGCTGTGACCGCCCTTCTCCATCTCGGGATAACCACGAGGATCTTGCATGATCCACTCTGGGTCGCTGCTCTTCTTGCCTGCATACCCAC